TCAAGGTTTTTCTGAGCTAACGACCAGTTTCCTGATTGAATGCAAATCCTCCAGGTTATTCAGCTCTTGCTTCATCTCCCGCTGACGCTGATAAATCTCGTCATTGCGATCGACCTGTGCCTGCGCCATTGCTGCCGCCAGTTCTTCAAGTTCCTGCATCGACAGTTTCACCTGTTGATTATCAGCGTCGCCCCACGCAAGGGCGGTTCGTGCCGTATCAGATTTTGCAGCCATTACCACCGGATAGAGACGGGCCAGTGAGTCTGGGCCAGCATTCCAGGTGCGACCGTTCCATTCGAACGTGAACGGCTGCGCCTCCTGTTCTGTGCGCCAGGCTTCGATTTCCTGGCGTTTGGCATCTTTTGCCGCTGCGATAAGTTCAGGCGTGACGGTGAATGGGGCGATTTCCCCCCACTTGCCGCTCTGTAACTCTTCCCAGATGCGCTGGCCTGTCATTGCGGTATCATCCTGCATGGCGGTATACGGGACGAATTCCGTTTCACCTTCAAATAACACCTCGCAGTCAACCGCGCCATTTTCAAGATAATGCGCGTTTCTGATGCCTTTTACCGCTCTGATTTTCATGTCTTATTTCCTCATTACTCGATGCGCACAAACAGACAAATGCGGCCTTCATCGCCATACGAATTACTGAATCCAGAAAGCGCCTGATAGCGACCGGGAAAGCTGAATGCCCCGGCACCTCCGGCAGAAACGCGTGGGGTGGAAACATATGAACCTGCATCATTAATTGAGCAGGTGATAGTTACCGGACCGAGTCGCGACCCCGGTACAATGTCACCCAGCCCAATTTTGATTGCCTTATCGCCAGCCGCCGTTCCCTGATAGACTGCGAGAATAAGAGAGCCAATTGCCGGATATTTGTAATATGAGGACGGGCCGTTGCCCGCCGTCCGGGACAGCAGGAAGGCCAGCGAATCGCCGTCGTAAATGACGGGGCTTACTGTTGCATTCCAGTTATTTCCACTCCAGCGGTAAGTCAGGCGATGAATATTGTGTTCGCCTTCGTAATACTGGTTAAAACACAGCAACGTTTTGAATTTGCGTATTGCATCTGATTCGTCGTTATCAAAGGGGGACCACATCACATCAATGATGCCGTTAAATTTCGTTGTGCCAGCCAGCAGCGTGGAAGAGTCCGCAATACTGACCGCATAACGCCCCGGGGTGGCCTCTTTCAGCCATTCAGCAAAATCAGCCTGTCCGTTAAATGCCAGGGCTTCAGTGCTGGTAAATGCCTGACCGAATCCATACATGCCTGACACTGCCAGCCTGCCAGGTGTGCGGTCACGGATATCGGTCTGGGGTTCCATCGTCGCAGCCGCTTTCAGCTCAAGCTCCGTGCGCATGGCTTCAGGTGTGTCCAGTGCCAGTAATGCGCGGGCTTTTTCTGACAGCTGCGCCAGTAAAATCCGGCCCTCTTCACTGAAATAAGGCAGTGTGTTTTCTTCCGGTGTTATCTGGCTGACCGCCGTTAACACGTCATTAAGCGGCTGTTTACCTGCCAGTGCGTTCGTGATTGTCGTCGCAAAGTTCGGGTCATGACCCAGCGCCGCTGCCAGCTCGTTCAGCGTGTCCAGGGTTTCCGGTGATGAGTCAACCAGCGCGGCAAGCAATTTGCGGACAAACGCCGCATTGGCTATTTCATTACCTGCTGCATCATCCGGCGGTGTTGGCGTAGACGGCGTTCCGGTCAGTGCCGGGCTGTTCAGTGGGGCGCGGGTTTCAATCAGTGCCCTGAGTGAAGCCTCGTTGACCTTCAGGTTTATCCAGCCAGTTAACAATCCATCACCTGTGGACCAATAACGGTTATAATAAATATCACCGTTAACACCGTAGAAAATAATGGCTTTTGCCGTATATGGAGGGTTCGGTGTAGCCCGGTCAGCTTCCAGGAAGCGGATGCGAATCATTCCCCGGAAAACGACGCCAGGAAGAATGCCGGCGGAACCATTTACAAAATATTCACCCGGTGTGACCTGTTTTGCCCACCTCAATAAATCAGCTTCTGAATTAAACCGGACCACATCATCAGGTGAAAATATTTTCCCGAATCCGAACATGCCAGGAATCGCCAGGCGGCCTTCGGTGCGGTCGTAAATATTCTCCTGCGCATCTTTTTGTGCTGCATTGCCCAGTTGTGGCGTCAGATTCGTCCAGGTGACCGGGGCGGAGATATTATCGCCACGAACGGTCATGAGAATCCGTCCGTCTTTTCCAAAAAACAGAACCAGCTTTGTTGCTGTCTGGCTTGTTTTGTCGCCCCAGCCATTATCCAGCCAGATAATTTCTGTTATTCCGGTCGTCTCTTCCGTTTGTGTGGAAAAGGTGTAATACCGTCCCGGGTGCAGGTTGTGAGCGGTTCTGGCTATATCCGCTATATTGCTGGCAATAACTGAACGTGCTCCGGCGTCCGTCATTCCGTAACCAAATGCACCAGGCAGCGCAACGCGACCTTCCGTGCTGTCGTAAAGGTCTGTCTGTATGTCCCTTACCGCTGCGCTTTTCAGCTCAAGCTCATTACGCATGGCTTCCACTGTGGCCTGTGCCAGCAGTGACCGGGCTTTTTCTGACAGCGGAGACAGTGAAGCATTCCCGTCCTGATTAAAGCACAGAAGATTATCTGCCCGTTGCGTCAGTTCACTGATTGCCGTCAGCACGTCGTTCAGCGGTTGTTTACCTGCCAGCGCGTTCATGATTGTCGTCGCAAACTCCGGGTCATTGCCCAGCGCCGCTGCCAGCTCGTTCAGCGTGTCCAGGGCTTCCGGTGACGAGTCAACCAGTGCAGCGAGCAGTTTGCGGACAAATGCCGCGTTCGCGGTTTCCAGACCGGCAGCATCGTCCGGTGGGGTTGGTGTGGTGGGCGTGCCGGTGAATGCCGGGCTGTCCAGCGGCGCTTTTGTTTTCGTCTCGTCCATGACGGCTTTGACGGCTTTTGGTGTGGCTGCCAGTTCTTCGCTGTCGTTGTCTGTATCACTACAGAGTTGCACCAGACCTTTTTGCGTCGTGCTGGCGTTGGTTCCTTTCAGGTCATCGACTATCCGTTGCGCCTCGTCCCTGTGCTGTTTCGCGTTCTGTTCGCTTTTTGCTGCCGCTTCGGCGCTGGCTTTTGCCTCGCCGGTCAGCGTTGCGGCTTCACCGAGTTTATCGACCGCTTTCTGGACTATCTTATCGGCATCTTTGACCGCCTGTTCTGCGCGGGCCGCATCCTGTGTGGTAGATGATGCAAGGAGCGCCACCTGCTTTTTATCTTCGGCAACGGCTTCTGCATTCTGCTGTACGTTATCCGCCAGCGTCTCGCAGTCGCTCTTAATTTGTTGCGCATCAGCGACATGTTGCCCGGCCTGTCGTTCGCTTTCCGCTGCCGCTTCCGCGCTCTGCTGCGCCTGCGCCACCAGTTCCTCAAAACGTTTAACAACATCCGGCTTGAGGTCGCCTTCATCGAGAGCGGTCAGAAAATCGTTCAACGTGCCAGGCTTTGAGTCATCGTATACAGCAATATCGCCAACACAGTACTCGTCGCGCCAGTCCTGTTTCAGATATACGCAATATTTTCCGGTCTGCGCCTTAAAACAGTACTCGCCACAGTTTCCTGTCACCACGTCGGCAACTGTGCGCATCACCACCTCTGAGGTGTTTACCCGGGATTTCAGAATTATGTGGCATCCGGACATGGGGATGCCTGCGCCATCAATCAGCGCACCTGATATCACTACAGACATAGTTTTTCTCGCAATAAATTAAATCAGGAAGAGGTTTCCGGAGAGGCGGGCCATTCAATAGCGTTATATGAGGTTTTATTAGTGATGGTGCTGAAATCCATCGCCTGCAGCGATTTCGCGTAAATGCGGTACGCTTTCAGCTTCTCCCTGTCTTCGTCACTGATTAATCCCAGCAGCAGGTCTTTTTCCCATTCGCTGGTCATGATGCTGACCTGTTTTAACAGGGCATCACGCTCATCTTCCGCTTTAAGTTTGTAGTCAAAAACAAATTCATCATTGCGGTAGAACCAGTAACCCGGTGCGGTAATGCGGCGGTTAGCGGTAATATCAGGAACTTCAATAACACTGGCGTTACGGGGTTCAATACCTGTCACATCCTTACCGACCCACACCACGCGCCCGTCTCCGGTGTAAACCATTTTTATGGTGTCACTGGCAAAATTTTTCAGCTCTTCATACCAGTTTTTGTCGTCTTCCGAAAAAAGCCAGGTGATACCATATTGTTTTGTCAGCTGATATTGCTCCGCGGTTCTTGGATTACCCGCAGTAATATTTTTTAAATGCAACATTGTTAAACACTCGCCACGTTATACCAGGTGCCATTAATCAGTTTCTGAAGCGGTCTGTAATACACACCACCAATGTTATCTGCCGAACTTCTTCCGGTATCCTGCACATAAATACCGGATAATCCGTGGCCTGAAGGTGAGCGAAACGTCCAGGTTATCTCGTTACCTCCCGGGTTGTAATACATTTCGGAACCATAACGCACATCCTGCACGCCGCCATTTCGCTGCTGATAACGGGCATCGAAATTTCCATAGTTTGATGGGGTCATCTGTCCGTTTACAGCGAATGTGATACTGCCATCGGTATTTCTCTGGCTGTAAAAATGCCAGCCGGAATCATCACCAAGCTCTGCAACTACAGGTCGGGATGAATTGCCCCATAAATTAAACGTTGCGTTTTTCGTGGAGTTGTTGGCGCTGGATAACGTGAATTTTTTAGCATCTCCGGCCTGAATATTTTTTAACGCTATCGCCACACCATTCTGGAAACGAAATACATGCTGTCCATTCGCATAAACATCCAGAATGCCGTCGCCGTTTTGTTTTATACCTGTATCGTTATCCCCGAAAGCAATTGAGTTACCTCCCAGGGCATTGTCAGTGTTAACACCAAATCCGGAGGTCTGGGGCAGCGTCAGCTTTCCTGTCATGGTGTCGCCATCACGCTGAACGGCATTTTTTGCCTTGTCCACCGTGGGTTTTAATTCGAGGTTTTCAACAGCCTTATCCTTGTTTTCCACATCCGAAAGGTTATTTTTTATCAGCAATGCCTCTTCGTTAATTGCACCACCCACCAGTAATAATATGGCTTTATATAGCTGATCGTGTTCTTCTTTATTCAGCTCTATCCCGGCCTTCTCAATGACACCACACAATTCTTCCTGAATGGCATCCCACATGGCACTGTTCAGCCAGGTGGCAAGACGCCCCGTCCGAATATTTCCGTCAGTAAATCCGTTCTTGCCCGGGCCAAACTTATCTTTTACCGCTGTCAGCGTATCAATCCTGTGCATCTTCATCCTCATCTGGATAGGAAAATAAAACAACGGTATGCGACGGACATAATTTATTAATCACGCACTCCGCAATCGTATCGCCCCACGTCCGGATCGGTGTGTTACAGGCATCCGTACATGTCTGCCACTGCGCGCCAGCATCCACTGGTAACGTCACACGCCAGAAATAACGCCAGCGATCTCCCCATTCCGGATCGGGGCTTGCATCCAGGTGCTGGAACTGTTCGATCGTCACGCCGGTATATCCCAACGCCTCAAGCTGATCCAGGAAGAACTGCTCATTTATGCCACCAGCTACATTGGCTTTTGCTTCAAGACGTTGCTGACGCTGGCGTAATGTCTGGGTTCCGACAGGGGAACAGGAATCAGGTAAACCATACAATTCTTCATAACGATCAATCAGCTCTGTGGACTGACCGGGATCGATTTCAATCACCAGTTCATCAGCCCGCTGGTGAACACGCACAAGCGATGGTGCCAGACCGTCAAGTACACCGTCGGTATCTGACCATGCAGGTCCCGGCGGCATCAGGCCATACAACAATTTTGTATAATCATCCTGTAACGTATCCATTATTTACTCCTTACCGGGTCATAAGCCTGCCATGTGATCTCCCCGAGTACCGGAAGCTCAGTTTCCCCCAGGTCAATATCCGATGAAGGGTCGATGAGTCGATGGGCCACCTCGCCTGCAGATAAACTGATAGCCTCGCTGATCCTGGACAGATACATGCGCCCTTCCGGCACACCATCCCGAAACATCAGCGCATTCAGTTCTGATTTTATTGCCGCCCTGATTTGCGGTGTGTCTTTCGATAACGCAATCGTCATCGGGATAACTTTTTCTGTGGCACCGAATACATACAATCCGCTTCCGGCAACAGGTGCCAGAGGAAGGATGTGGTCCCTGACTGCGTTAATCACGCTTTCATCCGGGGCCGGGTGTTCCGGATCGTTTGTCGCCACCATCACGCCAACCGTTCCAATGCCTTTCCAGTGTCTGAAAGTCCATGCACGGTTAATACCCTGAACTTCTTTCGCCCAGATAACATAATCAGGGTCTGCGCCCCCCTGTGGAATGTAGTAATAACGTTCCATAACGCGGGCACGCCATATTTCCAGATTTTCAATATCTTCACCGTCTGTAATGGTGTCCGCGTACCCTGTGGACGGCAGACCACTGACGGGTGTTCCCAGTTGCATGGCAATACCATCATCCGTATTCCCCGCCGCCCCCGGTTCATCTGCCACAACAGGCACCCGGAGAAGACCATCGGCTGCGGTCACCGTCGCCGTCGTGGTGAAGGTCACCTGATCATCACGCTGGATCTGCGTTCCCGCTGGCAATACCGGCGTCCCCTCTACGCCATCCCAGCGCACAAATCCCCGGGCTGACACCGCATCTTTTCGCGGGCAGCGTTTGATTCTGGCGTGCCGGTACAGCCAGTCTTCATCACACATGTCCGGCAACAGATTTCTGGCAAGATAATCGATATACCCGTATAACGTGTGTACGGCTGCAGCCTGTACACGGGCATACACTTCCGCATCCATACGACGAAGCAGCGTATCCTGCTCAAAGCGGGTTAATAAATCGCTCCGGATCATAGAAATAAGTTGCGGGAGGCCGGGGCGATAAAACTGACTGTCAGCCATTCAGTTCACTCCAGATATCATCAAAAATAATGTTGTGAATATTGCCGTCACGCTGGTAAATGGTAATGGCAAGTGCCAGCGAGTCTGTCCCGGTCCTGACAGCGTTAATATCAAGACGGGAAGCAACACCATCCTCCACCATCCACGCCAGCGCTTCACGGGCATAATCTCTGGCAAGCTGCGGGGTTTTATTTGTCAGCTTGCTGCGTCGCAACAGATACAGACGCGACCCCGTGCGATCATTCTGAACCGTAGGCCAGGTATCCCCCCACCATCCAAATATCTGCGGTGCATCATCATCACGCCCTGCACGCCGCCAGGTAAAAAGCGAAATAATCACAGCACGCGTCAGAAGGTCGAGCGAAGCCCCGGTCGACACGGTTCGCCCGTTAACATTAATCATCATGATTTTCAGCCCATCGGTTGATCTGGCGTGTCAGTGATCCCACCACCATCACCATTTTCGGTGTGTTTGTGGGCATTGTAGGTCTGCCGCATTTGCTGCATGCTGAGTCCGCCACTGTCGCAATTGTCAGTAATATCAGCGGTGGATTCGACAGGCATTTCAAAGCGCGCTTTAGGCGCGTTTTGAAAAATAATGGGCTTCCCGCCCCCGTTCACCACAATACCGGAACGAGTCAGGACAACGGATTGCCCCTGATCGTCATAAAGCGCCACTTCCCCACGTTTCAGTCCTTTCAACCGGTAACGTCTGTCAGCCACGACCACAACCACACCATGCGAACGATCGCCCGCCGGGAATAAAGCAACGCCCTCAGCACCGTTCTGTGCGGCAGATGTAAAACCATAAGGTTCAAGGTGTTCAACGTGTTGTTTCTGATCTCCGGCTATCATTTTCAACCCTACAGACTGACACTTTCTGGCGGAATCCACCGCCGTGATGACAGCCCGGGAAATCAGATTGCGAAGAGAAAACCCGTTCATCAGAAATCCTCCTCAACATTTTTTTTCTTCCTGGCGGTAACAGGCTCGGGGAGATAAGCATCTGCCGGGCCAACCCGTAATTCAGTCGTCGTGCCCCGGTCGTCCTGGTTATAGGTGACTTCTGCGATCACCAGTTCATCATTATCAAAATTATTCAGCGGGTCGAAAACGATGACAGATAACCCCGGACGCCATAACGCGCCACTGCCCTGCCGCCAGCCCTGAACTGTATATGTTGTCTCACGGGTAAGTGCAGCCCGTTGGCGCGCTTCAAATTCACAACGGGCCTTACAGGTTGCTGTCGTTGCTGTGCCTGACTGCTGAATCAACAAAGGGCGATAACGGGTCACACCACTGTCCTGAATAGTCTGTCGTATTGCGGCAATGGTAGCCTCACCAAAATCATCGTCGTTGCCCGGTCGCTGCCCACTGACCTGATATTCAGAAAACCGCTCTCTGATGCTTCTTTCCGTGTCACAGGAAAGAATATTCTCTCCCAGAACCAGCGCCGTCGCCGCTTTACCTGTTCCGGGTTTTCCCAGAACCAGTCGCCCGCATTCATCGTCATAAGCCAGCGTCTGAACCTGCCCCAGTAACCGGTTAAGACAATCGGCAACGGTTTCGCCATGTTCCGGCTGGGCATCAATCACCGCTGTCTGCGGCACGCCAGCATCAACAACGGTGATGCCAAATGGCGCAGCCAGTTCACTGACTATTCTGAGCAGGTTTTTTCCGCTCTGCTGGAGTGGCAAAGCAGAGCAGTCAACCAGATCGGCTGTTTTGCTTCGCCCGACAATTCCCATGCTGACGCTGCTGGCGTCATAACGAAGCGGTAGTGCCTCCACATATCCGGTGAGCACAGGCTCATCCCCGATAAGCACTTCAACCAGCTCACCATTTTTTATCCGGGGCTGATAATCCCGGCTGCCGGGCCAGCGGGTGGTAATGGCAACATTAAAATCCCGGGCAATACGGTTAATGCCCGCACTGATACGGACGGATGTCCAGCCGCCCCATTCGCGACCGGAAACCCGAAGTAAAACGGTATTATTCATCTGACGGGTACCCTTAATGCTCTGACCGGAACAAAGCCCGGATGGGAGATGGCATTTCGATCCAGGATATCAGTTTCACGGGACGCATCGTCGTACCATGATGCAGCCAGAACAAGCGCAGGCAGAACTTCCGCTGGCGTTCGCTCTGCGGTTTCCTCCGTCTGAACCAGACGGGCCTGAATATCCCGGTTCAGTTCTGTACGTAATGACGTCAGCTGAAAAAACAGCCTGTCATCCGTCGTTCGTCTGAGCTCCTGTTCAATCGCCGCGTTCAGTGATTCGCGTATGATGGTGAGATTTTCCCGCGTGGGTGGTTGCGCTGTCTCATCCTGTTCTGTGCTGGCTGCCACGCTGTCAAGTGCCGGATGAGAAACATGAATAATATCGGACTGACGTTCAGTGGAACCACCAACAGCCGCAACCGCCTGCTGATTTTTCACCAGACTTCCGGGTTGCGGCAGTGAAGTGACCGCCCTTGCAGCCTCGCTGATTGCCGTCGTCCGGATGACTGCAGCCACCAGATTTGTCTGCTGTTTTTGCCTGACAACTGATGCGGAATCTGTGGGCCACACCGCACGCGGTGCCAGTCCTGGATCCAGCGTAATGCCTGACATTGTTGTTATGGACTGCACCAGATCCTGTGTGTTATCCACCAGTCTGGTTCCTGCCCGCCAGGTATCCTGCAACGTATGCACAAAATCACTGGCAACCGATGGCGGCATCAGAATGACGGATAAATCGCCCTGCATCAGCCTCATTCCGGCAGAAACAGCAGAATTAACCATTCTGAAAGCCGTCTGAACGGTTCCCAGCATATCGGTTGCCCGGGCAATAACATCGTTCTGAATAAAGTCCGATATTCCCGCAAGATCAAAATCGCCGAACATGTCTTCAATCAGCTCATCCAGGAATCCGGACGACTCCTCCAGTTTTCTGGCGGTTGCGGCTCCGGCGACCGGAAATGACAGTTCCCCGCTCTCAACAAACTGAAATGAAACCCGGCACATACGGCCTTCAGTGCTGGAGTGAGAAACGGTCACCTGTCCGTCAATACAGCCCTGCATTTCACCGAACTGCGGATGGATCAGTGTCCCCGGCCCGGCGGTTTCAATCGCGGTAATCAGCCGATCGCGCTGCTCTGCGTAATCATCACCAACGAGATACGCATTAATCGTCAGCCGTCGCGTGGCACGCCCGAGATCTTCCGTGTACGGTTTGTCACGGTTTGGATATTCATGGACCTGAACGCGGCGTCCGAACGTACCCTCATCGCTTTCCACCGAAAACGGAACACCACGAAATGAAGCGTCGTAAAGATTATCGCGCCAGGTCGTTCCGGAAGATGAAGAAAACAAAGAGGACAAAGAAGGTAAGGAGGGAAAATCCATTCTGATACCCCATTGTTAACGCCTGAAAGGTGAATACCCAACGTCATGGGTGATTTTCATAAAGGGATCGCCTGTTTTCGGCAAATCGATGACACGCATTCCCGGCGGCGCGTTGTCAAACGTCACCTTAAGTTCGCTGCGGGTTGCCGGTGAAGATGAAAGGCTTAACAGCTGATTCCTTTCCAGTGATACATTCGGGGTGTAGCGTTTATCGGGAGATAAATACCCATCACCACGTGGCATCTGCCATCCGGTCATGTCATAGACAAAATCATGGAACTGTTTGCCCCACTCGTCGAACTTATCATTCAGACCAAATCCACTGTTCAGTGCATCAGCCACAAAATTTTTAACAAGCCAGGGATGTTCTTTTTCAAACTCCTGCGCCATCATGCCCAGCTCAAGCAATCCCCCAATGAGGCTGATCTTTCCGAGCCCCTTTAATTTCAGCGCTGTTTTTCCTGCCGCCGTTGTCCATTGATTCTGGGCGACTGTTGCTGCACGAATGGCTGCCACCGCTTTCACACCAATATACAGGGCAGAAACCGTTGCAATTGTTTTTACTGCCTGTTCCCATCCCCCCATAGCCCTGACAACCTGATCAACCTCCTGCCAGACTTTTTTCACAACCGGCCCGACCGTTTCCCAGTTGTCAATAATGAGATACGCCCCCGCTACCAGTAACGTAATGAGTCCCTTTGCCGGTGTCATATTCATCACGCCACTAAGGATTTTTCCCATCCGCGACAGCGAGCCAATGGCAACACCAAATGTCAGCAGTGCCAGCCCCGTTTTCGCGATGGTTTTTACGACCTCAGGATTTTCTCTGACAAACGTGCGCACTTCTTCCAGAAAAGGCTTCATCTCTTTTATGCCTTCATTGATTGAAGGCAGGAAGGTTTCCCCCAACGTGGAAGAAATCGCATTGATCTGGTTCTGCAGCAGCAACAACTGATTTTCCGTCGTCGCGGCACGGGCGGCATATTCTTTCTGCATTGAGCCGCCATACTGCTGCGCATCCGCCACACGATTAAAATTGGTTCGCAACAAATCCAGATTCGTGAGCAGCGGCGCAATGGCTCCCAGAGACTCCTTCCCGAACAGCGCATTAAGCACAGCAGCCTGTTTTTCTTTCGGCACTTTCGCCAGAGAATCCAGTACGTGCAGCATGGCCCCACGGGCGTCTTTCTGCATATCCGCCGCCAGTTTTTTCGGGTCAATGCGCAACAGGCGAAGCGCTTTTTTCTGCGATTTGGTGGCAGAATTCCCCGCAGTCAGCGACAGCATAAAATTCTTTATCCCCGTCGCAGCAATTTCTGATTCCACCCCCATTCCGGCAATGGTTGCCCCCATTGCGGCAATCTCTCCGGAGGCCACACCCGCAACACTGCCTAAAGGGCCAATACGGGTCACAACATCAGAAATCTTTTTCGCACTCGCAGGACCGGTATTACCAAGATAGTTAATCTTGTCCGCAAGTCCTGCCACCTCTCCCTGTGTCAGTTTAAAGGCAGTGCGCCACTGTGCCATCATCTGACCGGATTCTTCCGCCGTGGTGTCAAAGGCCCCCCCCATCTTCACGGCGTCGTCAGTAAACTGCATCAGCTCGTCACGGGCGATGCCAGCCTGACCACCCGCCGCCACGATTTCGGCGATACCTTCCGCCGACATGGGCAGTTCTGTTGACAGGTCGCGCACCTGTTCCGTCATTGCCTTAAACGCTTCCGGCGTATCCAGACCATCCACCACTTTCCGGACATCCGCCATTTTTGATTCAAGGGCAATGGCAGATTTGACCGGGAGCGCCAGCGCCCCCAGTACTGCGGTTCCGGCACCCGCTGCGCCCAGTGACAGGCTGGCAAACTCCTTTTTAAAACCTTTCAGCTGGCGCTGCATTCCCTTCAGCGGTGCCGATACCTTATCCACGGCAGTGATGATCGCCTTCAGCTGAAAACTGTCAGCCATGCTTCATCTCCTCGTTAATGCGGACGGCCTCGGCTTCCAGTTCTGTAAACTGCGAAATAGCCACCCGTCGCAGCTCCAGTGGATTCAGTTTCCAGAACCAGGCAACATTGTAGAGTCGTTTCCGGAGGTGCTTCCCGTCTCCGACTGGGTAAAAAAACGCAGGATCTGCATGCTGGTCTTAAAAATATCCAGTTTTGCCATCTGCGCCGCCGATGAACGCGGGATCCCCGCCAGCAGCGGGATATATTTCAGTGCCACCTGGCTGTCCAGTTTAATACTGCCCTCACCGGAAATAATGAAAGGAAAACCCAGGGCCTCGATTTCGTCATACGTGGGTTCACGCAACTCCAGCACATGCAGCGTTTCGTTATGCGCTGTCACCGGTTTTTTTAAAACAATTTCTGTCACGCTCATTACTGATATCCTCCCTCTTCGCCGTGGAATTCAAGATCTGCCGTACCTTCTTCGGCATTATGGTTTGCTTCGCCATGCAGCCAGGCCGCCGAAAGCACATACACCATGCCGTTTGCCAGCTCGGCAGTAATCGTCATCTGGTCTGAGGCGGTAATTTTGTCGACCGGAAAATTTTTGGGCACTTTAAACGTGCCCTTAACGTAAGGTGACCGCCAGGTCTCCTTGTAATCCACATCACCAGCCATGCCGACGACATCATCCCGGACATTGGTGTTCATCGGCACTTCAATGCCACCTGTCAGCGATAACTGCTGACCATCCACTTTAAAAAAACAGGTTCCGGCGATCTTTGCCATTATGCTGACTCCTCTGAATACTGGAGACGGAACTGGTTAACCACCGCAAAGACACGTAACTGGTTAACATAATCCGGCGGGAACAGCGTGTTCAGTCGGTTCGGGTTATCCGCATCACGCTCAACTATCAGATACTGTTTAAACAGATCGTAATTTTCCACAATACCGGCACGCTCCATCTGACGATATGTCGCCAGAAGCTCCCCTTTGATAACGGCAGGAGTAACAATCGCCTGCCCAGGACCAAAACGGGTACCATCATTTGCCAGCTTGTGGCGTCCGTACTTGCCTGTGATGACCGATTTCAGTTTGCGAAGAACATATGCGCTGGTATGCAGTGTTTCACTGTCCAGATAGCTGTTGTCTACCACGCCATATGCATTCTTTTTGTATGTGGTTACGGAACGCTGGATCCGCAACGTGCCGCCTTCCACATAAGCCGTCGCCACGCCGTGAGATAAAAGGGTCTGCTGCTCTGTCATGATGAATCGCTTACCTTTCGGTGCCGGAAGCATCCCCACCAGTTCCCCCGTCTGTGTCGGACGGGCCGGATCATTGCGGATAAATACCGCTTCACGGGCAAGGCGACTGGCAACCAGTTCATCGACAGGCGACTGGGTTTCTTTTTCGTAACCGGCAAGCGTGATATGTTGCTGATTATGCATATCTCCGGCATCAACCAGCTCTGACAGCGTTCCCAGTTTTGCGGTATAGACATGCCCGTATAACTGGCGCGCATAACTCCAGCGACCGCTGCTGTCATTCATTTCGGTCATCATCATATTGATGGAGGCGGCATCGTTGAACGGCAGACCGATAAAGTCGAATGCCTCATCGCCCATAGCAGCAACAGCGGCAGTAAGATCAGGCGCGCCACTACCCGCAGTTCCGGCTTCCGTCACAACCTGAAGCCCCGCAGGCAGAATCTCACCACCACCAGAACCATAATAATTCAGGCAGACAGGCAACTCGTTACCATACAGCCCCTTATGGCGGGCAGTCAGCGTCACCACACCTGCATCAGATGACGCCGCAAACGGCAGGGTGATAACCCCGTTTACCGCTTCCTTAATCGCGGTGGCAACCGCAGTAGCATCATCGCCATTCACCACAGGCACCTGTACACGGGAGCGCCCGACATACAGACTCAGGGTGCCGCTTTCCTCTGCTTCTCCGGTAACTGTCACCCTGACCGTCGCCGCCGCCCCTTTGGCTTCCGGTACTGCAATAACATACAGTTCACCGAAAGGATCTGTCTGACGGTAGACGTCAACCATACGCGCCAGCTGGCTCCCGGCCCCACAAATCTGACGGGCATAATCTGCCGACGGCATCAGCACCAGGCTGTTAACCTCAATGGCGGCATCGTTGCTGGCATGCCCAATCAGTAATGCAGGCGCGCTGGTCACCGCTGTATTTGCCGCAGAATTGTCCATCTCGGCGTAGAACAACGGCACCAGCGTATTCGACGGAACAGCACTAAAACTTATTGTCATGATTCTTTAGCCTTATCCTGTTTAACACGTACCACATCACCCGCCGCTATACGGCGGAGCCAGTAGCTGTTTTCTTCCACATTTCGCCCGTCAGAAGGCAAAAGATCTCCACGGGCAGGGTCAGGAACCGACCGCCCTTTCAGGGGTTTCACAAACATGAGGGACTCTTATTTCTGAGGGAAACGCATTTCCAGATGGTGCTCAAAGTCACCATCCGGGCCAGTACCAGGATCGATGTAATCCACATCAATACTCAGCAGGGATAAATCCGGCAGAGCATTCACGTCCTCTGCCTGTCGCGTGTCTTCTTCCGTGATTTCATGCTTCGCCGTAAAATCAAACTGGTAATACAGTTCGTAACGGTTCAAATCCAGCAGGGTGCCACCGGCATAAACAATCTCGCCCCCCTGCGGGTCCGGCATCCACCCAAGCAGGGCTTTCCAGAGTTCTCTCCGGACATCATGAACGGCGTCATAGGCTGCCCACTGCCCTTTTTCATCACGCTCATTGCTGAGCACAACAATAACGGAGAAGCCTTCTGTCAAATCCTGCCAGTAATCGGTCTGTGATTTTTGTTCCCCCGGCGCATCGTCAGAGGGGACAACATAGGCAGCAGGCAGACGCAGTTTTCCGGCATCAGGGATCGCCTTAAACTGCGCCGCACCACCAACACGATTCTCAAAACGCGGGCATCGCTCACGCAACGCCGCAATTATTGTTGTCAGTTTCATTTATGCTTCCTTTTTACCGGACGTAACGAACGCTGCAACTCACGGGACAACAGTTCCTGCGTCCAGTGACGCCGCCGCTCAATAACGTCAGCCATAAAGTTATTACGCGGGGCCAGCCGGAAAGCCGAAGAATGGTGCTTCTTCTGCCGCTTATCCTTTTTATCCATTCCATAAGCTGAATGGCGAACGCCGTAATACAGAAATGCCGGATAATAGGGTGCGCCTTCAGGGAAACGGCGATTCCCCTGCCCGTTTTTCTGGTTAGGAGAAATTTTCACCATCAGTCCGGGGCGACGCGTCGTTTTTTTGGGAACGTAATAACCGATGGAGCGGGCCAGACGCCCGGTCTGATACCCCGGGTTCTCTCCCGGGCCAGAACGCCCGCGTTTAATCACCAGACGTCTGGCGTCACGCATGTAAACGCGCCCGATCTGCACAAATGCCCGACGCAGACGGGCGCGATTAAACTCCAGCTCCTTTGGTTGTTTAAAGTCGACGTGTAAAAATGCTGTCTGATTCATGGCATTCACCCCGTCGTCGCGCTGTACGCAGTTCTTCACATTCCAGCAATAAAAAACGCCGCTGACCGTTCAGGTCGCGTATTCGCCGGATCCGGTACTCCTGACCGTAATAAACCACCTCATGATCTGCCGTGATGTCGTGACGGAAACGGATCGTAAAATAATGCGTAACGATATTTTCTGTCTGCACTGAGCCCTGATAAGCGGCAGCGCCTGGCTGAGCCACCTTTGCCCAGACATCAAACGACTCCGTATATGTCGGCTCCGTACCAAAATCAGCGGTGGGTTCATCCACCCGAAGGCGGATCTTTATCCGGCGATTCAGCTCTCCGGGATCCGGTAAAAGGTAAGTGGCACTGGTCTGACTTTGCCTGATTTTCATAGCGGGACAATCCTGTAAGGGCCAGCAAGCCATCTGAAACTCATTGGCGTTTCCAGCTTCTCCACATCGGTGATCGTTGAGCGATTTTCATAAAAATGACTGACCAGCATCAGCATTGCCAGACGAACATCATCAGTCAGATGCATCCCGTCAGGATCGTCTTCCGGAATCGTCTCTTCCGGTGCATACAACTTCCTGTTCAGGTATGTCTCTGTTCTTTTCTGTACCGCCTGTGCCAGCAGTTTCAGAAAATCGCCGTCACTGTACAAACCATCATCGAGCCGGAGGTGAGATTTAATTTCCTCTTCTTTCAGGAGCATATTTTCCTCCTGTGCCCGCAATTACGCGGGCACAAAAAAAACCGCATTACGCAGCGGCTTTCTGGCGGGTTGCAGCCCCAATTTTCATCAGCTTAATCGCCTGAGAATCCACCAGCATACCGCCGGTTCGCTTGGTGGTATAAAAACCCACAAACGGTTTATTGGTGTACGGATCGCGCAGGATACGGGTACCGATGCGATCAACGATGGTATAGCCACGTTTGAAGTTACCAAACGCAATGGCTTTTGCATCGGCAGCAATATCCGGCATCTGTTCATTCTCAACGATGCCATACCCTGCCAGAGAAGAAGGCTGACCCAGCTCAATACCCGGACGCCACAGATAATTTCCGTCGTTATCCTTCAGCAGACGAATGGCAAACAGGCTGCTGTTGTTCATCATAAACTTCGCGCCGCTGCGGTGCGCCTTGCGCAGGGTGTAAATCAGTTTAATGATCGCATCGGCAGTCACGCCGGAAGCCGCACCGGAAGCAATGTGCTGAAGTTTGCCAAACGCACGGGTCTTGTCATCTTCATCGGTGGACTCGTAAGCCAGAAAACCTTTTGGTTTTTTGCTGCCGTCGCCACTGGTAAAGGCAATTTCTTCCTGTTCGGCAAATTCCAGCGCCAGCTCACTGTTGATCCAGTCTTCCACATTGAAGAAAGCATCATCGAGCATTTTCTGGGTGGCCTGCGGGTTGCCGTAGATTTCCCCCATAAAGGGTTCAATCAGACCCAGTTTTGAGGTGGCGGTTTCCGGACGAGCATCCGTTTCCCCCACCCATCCGGACGTTGTGCCGCCCAGATTCACCAGTTTTTTATAATCCGAGCCACCGAGGGTGATCACAGTGGCTTCCTGGCGCATCACCACCTCATCTTTCAGCAGCGTCAGGATGGTACGATCCAGTTCTTCCGGAATGGCATAACCACCATCTTCATCATTACCTACCTGAAGCGCCTTACGTTCAAGTTCACGCAGACCGTCTTCACGCCCCTTGCGCATAAATCCGATAAACGCTTCTTTGTGTTCACCGGCAACTTTATTTTGCGTGCCGCCTGCCGGACGCTTAACTTCAGCCAGCTCAGCCTCAAGATCGCTTTTCAGGTTTTCCAGTTCAGTCAGTTTTCCGTTGAGGGTTTCCACTTCACCAGCAAGTTTTCCCTTTTCCTGCTCGATCGCATCAATGCGTTTGTCGTTTTTTTCCTTAAAATCGTCAAACTTCCGCTGCAACTCCTGCGCGACCTGTTCCACATCTTTAACATCAGCCATTATTTTTCTCCTGGTTAAAATTTAAGATTTTTCAGTGCATTCAGTGCGGCATCCACATCCTCAGCATCACGCAGGGATAAAGCGCCATATCCCCCGGCCATGAATGCTTTGGCCTGGGTTCGCGAGAGTCCAACATCACGCAGGACCCGCTCAATAATTTTCTGATCAGGGATCTCCCCACGCGCCAGCGCATTTTTCACATCGCTGATGCGTGCTTCATCATTGGAAGGAAACGTCACCAGACTGACCTCCCACAGGTCGATCTCTTTCAGCAGGAATACCCCTTTTTCCCGGTCGTACTCCCAGTCTTTCAGGATGTAGCCAATAGAAAGGCCGGTTAAAGAACCGGCCTTCATATGGGCATGTGCACGTTTTGCCAGGGGATCATCATCAATGAGTAATCGTCCCCTGACATAAAGCCCGACATCATCTTCTTTCATTTCGGTGTACACACCGATGGGCTCATCCATGCGGTGCTGCCAGAGCAACGCAGGCAGCGCCTTTTTTTCGCTCCATTTCTGGAGTGTTGTGGTAAAGGCTCCGGGGACCACCACATCATCGTGGCTGTCCTTAACACCAAAAACAGAACCGTAACCTTCAAATTCCCCGGAATCACTGACGGATTTCAGGTTCAGCGGTATATCAAGACGCTGTTTTGTCTGCATCTCCACTCTCCTTTTTCTTACCGTTGTCATCGCCAGCAGAGGGACTGGTGGTCATGTTCATCGGTGTCAGATACACATCACCGCCCGGTCGGGGATTCATATCTTCCAGATCACGGCAGTCATTAGGGGAATAAATCCCCCAGTTGATCCCCGTGGCATACGCTTCAAAGCGGGATTTCATGTCGCCACGCAACAATGCTCCGGCATTAAATTTGGCGTAAAATTTTCCCTGCTTGCTCTCCCTGACCAGCCCTGTATTGATCCGCTGCTCAATACGGGTCAGATACGGCACAAGGGAATAGTTAATGAAACCAAGCCCCAGCTCTTCAATATTGTTGAAGGTGGCGCGATCGGTGTTCTGCACCATATGCAGCGGCACGCGGAACAGGCGACAGATTTCTTCCAGCTGAAACTTGCGGGTTTCCAGGAACTGGCTGTCCTCGGCATTCAGTGCCACCGTTTTCCAGTCCAGCCCCATTTCCAGAATCATCGGACGATGAGAGTTTCCCAGCCCGACATGCCGTTCCTCAAAATCCTTTTTGATACGCGCATAAGCCTGGTCAGAAAGTTGTTGATCCGTACGCAACACACCGGATGTTACCGCGCCATTGCCAAACAATCTGGCACCATGCTCCTCGGTTGCCGCTGCCAGTGAAATGGCCTCGCGCGCATATGCAATGGGATTCAGACCGACAAGTCCATCCAGCGTCAGGGTACGCACATGCCAGATTTCATTCTGGGTCAGCACATCCACGGAACCATCCGGAAACGTCACCTGATAAACCGGCTGCCACTGGCTGTTCAGCTTCGGCTCCACACAGCCCGGCTCTATCGGAAGAAGCTCCACCACTTCCCCCAGTGCCTTTACCTTGTAGGCGTAAAAATTACCCCGCAGACACAGGCAGACGATAACCAGTTCCCAGAATTCCTGCGGCGTCATGTAGCCATTGGGTTTTGCCGAAATCAGCTTATGCAGCCGTTCATCCACCGCCCGTGTTTTAAGGGTGCCGCTGATTTTGTAGAGACTGCAGGGCAGCATACCAACAGACTCAGCCAGCACCCTGACGCAGGAATAGACCGCCGTCAGCCGCATGGCCCGCTGGCTGCTGATCCGCTTTCCGGTATAGGTGTCGTATGACAACCCCAGCTCTTCCGCAAGCATCCCGGGCGTTGTGACGGGGGTGTTATTTTTGCGTTGAAAAAGCCCCTGGAAAAACATTACTCACCTCCGGAGGCGACCCGGTGACCGCGATCGAGATAACGCGCAACCAGCCACGACCAGCACAGACACAGCGCCCCGGCAACAACAAAACCAGCCGGGGGATAAATCAGCCAGGCGCCATACGCCAGCAAAAGCGCCCCCAGCACGCCCACCAGTGGCGTGAGAATTATCAGAAACATAATGACCTCGGTTAAAGCGAGCGAATACCAACGCTGACCAGATGCTCAGACAGATCCGGCTCCGGTTCACCGCCATTGACCAGCATCCGGCTCATTGCTGTAAACATCGCCACAGGGCCGTCGATTTTGGCTTCCGGCGTGGATTTATTCGGGAAGATATTGTTGTTTTTGTCCGGTTTCACCGTAACGTTAGACATCATCCAGTTCATGACCGGGTGATTGCTGTGGTGGAAACGTCCGGCATAGACCAGTGATTCCGTTTCCTTCATGGCCTCTGACAGATTGCGGACCGTCTGCGGAACTTCCACCAGCGGTATACCTTCTTCAGCCAGCGCCAGACTGAACTGCATTGCGCTCCACGGGTCAAATCCCAGTTCCCTCAGGTTTTCACCGCCAATCCATTCCAGCAGGTCACTTTTTATCTGAGTATGATCGATAACATCACCATCCGTCAGGATGAGCTTATCCATCTCCGCCCACTTCCGGTAAAGTTCTGCCTGCTGCCGTGAGCATCGTTCCAGCCGTCCTTCCGGAAGCCAGAATTTAAAATCGGCATGAACATGCCCGTTATCCGTTCGCCAGAGTTTTGCCGCCGCACAGATATCAATCTTATGAGCAAGGTCGACGCCGACCCACATGGGATATGTTTTCAGCTCATGCTGTGGAGCGATGTATTCACACTTCTCCCACTTAATCATATCCATCCAGGCAGACTCGGCAGTGACCCACACATTCATGTGTTTGGTAAAAAAATTCACCCGCGCTGAAACCTGTTCCTTCGCTTTTTTCGCCAGACGACGCAGATCATCCCAGCGTTTACAGATGCCCAGGCCCGGATTCGCTTTCTGCCAGACCGTTTCATCAAACGGATCATCTCCCTCATCGAGCGTGTAAATAATCGCAAAGTAGGAGTCGTCTTTTACCGCGCCCTCCACGTCGCTGTTATAGCCTCGCAATACCTTGATGGCGTAATCGCGTTGCTCGTAACAAATCCCTTCCTTGTTAAAGCCCGCCGTGGTGATACCAAATAACAGGGACTGCAGACGGGCACCGGTTGCCGTTTCCAGAACGTCCCACACGTCGCGGGTTTTATGTGCATGCAGCTCATCAATAATGGCGCAGTGGATGTTCAGACCGTCCAGGTTGTTTGCATCCGAGGAAAGCGGTTCAAATTTTGATGCGCTCTGCTCCTGGTAAATCGCCAGCTTGTTGAAATCAAACAACCGCCCGAGTGTCGACCGGGCTTTCCTGACCATATTTTTGGCGTCTTCAAACACAATTCTGGCCTGGTCACGCGTGGTTGCGGCTGAATACACCTCAGCCCCGCCTTCACCATCTGCCCCCGTCATATACAGACCGATACCCGATGACAGGGTTGATTTTGCGTTTTTACGGGCGACTTCGTTGTACGCTGTCCGGAACCGGCGCACCATCACCGGGCGTCCGCTGCCATCGCTGCGCATGACAACTTCCCCGGTCTCTTCATTCACCAGCGGAATGACAAAACCAAAAATATTAATGAGGATAAAAACATGCCAGTCCATCAGTTCAATGGGCTGACCTGCCAGCGCCCCTTTTACATGGGGCACAAATTTGTAGAAATTCAGGATGTGCTGCGCACGGGGTTCACTGAAATAAATCCCCCGCTCTTCGCCGTACTTCAGATCATCAAGAAAACGCTGGCAGGCCAGACGGACAAATTCGCCAGCGACAATTTCTCCTGCAACAACACGTTCGGCGTAGCGGATCCCGTCAGCCACTTTTGCCATCAGTCTCTCGCTTTTAAAAGCTCTGCCAGCGGATCAACATCATCCGGTCCGGCGATATTTACTTTCGCCCGGCTTGCCGGTGACATACCAAACTCTGCAAGCATCGCCCGGATCCGCTTCCAGGCATCCGCCTTCATCGCCGCAGCCGGATGTGCCTTGATCATCACATCGCCATTCTGCGTTTCCGTGCGGTAGGTATACCCCTCAACATCGAGTGTTTCGCAGTGATGCCGGTATTCGGTGTAGGCTTCCACCAGTAACTCAAGTGCACGCGCATCAAGCTGAGAAATGATCCCTTCCGCATTCAGCTCTTCCGCCATTCGCCTGAACCAGTACTTCCCCTGCGCCCCTAAATGCTGCGGAATTTTAGGGAGACCTTTTTCGTCCTTTTTAGCGGTTTTTTTGGAGTCTTTAACGGGGCGCTTTGAGGGGTTGCCTCGTATCAAATGCAGGCGTGGCGGGGTTTTCGGGGGTCCTGACATAATCGGTTTTACCTATCAATCGTTTAATCACATTCCCAAAAAAAAGTTTTCGAACCTGCGGCGATGCGAAGAAGGGTTGGCGGGCGGTCCCGAACGCCCAGGGTTACAGAGATTTTACCCGCCCCTCCCTTACAGACGAGAACAGTTATCAGTTGATACGTTCGCGCGCTGTTTTCTCTTTATGGCAAGGCCAGCACAGACTCTGCAGGTTGCTGTCTGCGTCTGTTCCGCCATGCGCTTTCGGGATGATGTGGTCGACGGTTTTCGCCTCGCTCACCACACCGACACGCAGACACAACTGACACAGACCTTTATCGCGCTTCAGAATACGGGCACGAATCACCGTCCATTTTGAGCCATAGCCGCGCTGGTGGCGGCTCAGTCCGCGCTGGTGCTGCACCCAGCCTTCACCGCGATGTTTATCGCAGTAACCAGAACTGTCTGTGGTTGTACCTGCACATCCACGTTTACGGCATGCGCGGGGGATTCGTGATGGCATAGAACTTCACTCTTCTGATGTTAAAATTTCCACCCTTTAAAAAACCAATACGGAGGACAAATGAAAAACACGATTTCTAAAGGTTTTCACCGGGTAGGAATTCTGTTAGCTATTCTGGTGTTCATTTTCGGCCTTTTATCAACAGAGGCTCGGGGATTTTCACTGTTTGATATCCTTGTTTCCCTGATATGTGCCTTGTTGATATACAGCATCACCAGGCTTGTGGGATGGGCAATTAAAGGATTTATGAAAGACAACTAAAGCATTATCGCAGCCCCTCACACAGAAGGGCTGCTGTAATGCCTGTTACTCAGTAACGACTGCACCTTCCGGTAATTCCATACCAGCAAATACCGGGCAACCTGGATGACGATCATCTTCTGTTGCTTCCAGCATTGACTCACCAAACCACTCCGTCGTGGCGCGACCGTCAGCTGCCTTGTAGTGGATCAAGTACTGGTTTTCGCCATCCGCATACTGCGCACGGGCTTTAACCTCACCCCATTCATCACTGATGCGCATCTCCACCAGTTGAGACAACTCAAACTTAAACGGAGCAGCATCAGCACCAATTACAATCGGTTTGTTTTCTGTTTTTTCCATCATCGTCTCCTGATATCGAAGCCCGTCGCCGCACCGGGCACTGATCAACATTTGAGTATTCGCGGCGACAGAAAGAATTTATTTTATTGAATAGCCACTAACACAGAATTTCATGCTTTCCGGACGCTGGCGCACCCTTCATTTTTCAGCAAAATATTCTGCTATTACAGGTGATCAGTTCTGCAGACACTGCCGAACGCCATCGATAAGCTGGCAGACCTGAGAAGCCGTATCGAAAAGCTGGCGCGCCTTATCCAGGCTGACGCATCCCACCAATAAAAAAGGCACCAGTATCGCTACCAGTGCCCATTTCGCCGCCGTTCGCGGCATTCTGTGTGTCCAGTGTTTTCTGCTCATAACACACCTGGTTATCAGCGTTTCAACTGAAAGTGAGGCCCGTCTTTCAGTGTTTTCCAGTCCCCGCCCCATTCGATGGCAGTTCCCAGCTCTGCGGCAGCCTGCTTAAATGCCTGCGCGATTTTCTCGTACAGAGGCCAGTCCCATGACACCTGGCTGCCAATGTAGGCCACAACATCCACCGCATCACCGGTCAGGTGGCGGCTGTTCATAGTCTGGCTTTTCCCTTCCGCGACCAGCTGTTTCTGGCGATACTTACTGCGCAGGCCTTCCGTAATACCGAAATCAACCTCCGTCAGCTCAAGGGCACGGCGAACGACAGCAGCCAGCTGTGGTTTGACGCCCTCCAGATTTTTTTCACTGCGACGGCTGAATCTGAATTTACCCGACATATTCACCTCAACAATGGAAAGATTCTTGCGACGTTCCCGCGTGCGCGTATTACCAGCACGCAGAACAACAGATTAAAAAACACTTCCAGCCAGCCCGTTGCTAACGGGCGACCACACAGATAGCTGAGGGGCGCAAAGGCATACAGCAGCATCAGCAGCCAGGCCAGCCATGACATCAGCGGTTTATGTCTGGAATCACGGCGACGATAAAAAAAGAGCGTCAGCACGATAACCGTGCATAACGCCACATTCAGCAATCCGGGAAGGTTACTTAACATTGTCGCCTCCTCCACTCTTCAGGCGGGAGAGCAGACAGGACATCAGTGATATAACGTCCTGCCTGTGCACAAAGGACAGCACTTTTACCGACAATACAGACACCAGCACTGCACACAATGCGTCAACAGGTGCACCATCAAACTCTGTATGCTTTACCAGCCAGGATGCCAGAACCTCTGCGCCCAGCACGCCGATAATGAACGACACCAGAAAATGCGCTGCCACACGCCAGGCTGAAAGCGCCTGCGGAATTGTTGCCACAAATAACGCCCCGGCGAACGCACCAAACACAATCCCGAAATCCGTTCCGGTAAACAGCCCGAATACCGTCGCCCCGCCGAGCGCCGCAGCCGTGCCGGAACCGGATAAGGGTTCAGACATACTTTTTTCTCCTGTAAATAAAAAAGGGCCACCAGCGGCCCGTAAAAAAACAACACCCCGTCAAAGGCACCTGCAGATGCCTTTTGTGTGGTGTTATCTGATGTGATGTGCGCCGGAGGTAGCGCGGAGAAAATGAAATAAGACTTACCGGAAATTAAGGTCAATCTGAGGATTTAAACCATTTTTAAAGCTTAGTAATATCAACTCGTCTCCGGAAGGAGATCGATACTTATTCTTCTTCACGGACTTTGTCCCGCGGCGTTAATCCGATAGCCGCGCTTTTTTGCGCCATATTCATCGCTGACTTACATGGCATTGCCGCACGGACATTATCAGTGTCCGTGTTTTCTTTTTTTCGAATTAAGAATAAAAAAAACCGCCTGGTGGAGGCGGTTAAGGATGTGTTTCCAGGTTTTGCTTAATATATGATTAATCTCAATGTCATGGTGTTATTTACAACACCAGAATGATGCATCACCGGCCCCTGCCAGAGACATTGCAAATCTCTACCAATAATGCACCATTCCGGTGGCGTAAAAAACGGCACTGGTGCTGCAACCGATATCACTCATTACAGTACAGGGCGAGGTAAGGAGTCAGGAAAAACGCCCCACATAAAATGTGTCAGTGCCTAACACAACCTAGTATCTATCGTCCTCTGCTGGAGCGGGTAGCGGGAATCGAACCCGCATCATCAGCTTGGAAGGCTGAGGTAATAGCCATTATACGATACCCGCATATGGTGCCGACTACCGGAATCGAACTGGTGACCTACTGATTACAAGTCAGTTGCTCTACCTACTGAGCTAAGTCGGCATTGGTTCCTCAAGAGAAATAAAAATGACCGCGCTTTACATCCCCTTCGGAACCGAAGATGGATATTAATAATGCCGGCTCTTTTTTCAATAGAAAATTATGTCAATATTCGTAAATATATGCATGTGTTTTTATTATTTCTGAATTTTAGAAAAAACAACATGCGCATTTAACGTACTGCACCACTTTCCGGACACAAAAAAAACCGCCTGGCGGCGGGTTTAAGCTGTGTGGCGAAGTAACAACTCTTAACAGGATATTCAACTTTTTACGATCGTAAAGCCCTAAACACACATGATGAACAATACAACCCAAATACATACTGTTGATAAGGGTTTAAGGGATGGGTAATCTAAGCAAGCTTATATTTGAGCGCTCTTTGTTTCATTATTTCTTGTTTTAGGGAAAAATATGAATAGTGTTTTTACAAAAATCATGACCATAGCGTTTTCGGTTACCATATTTCAGACACCAGCCTTTGCTTACCAGATGCCTGAGCAGCAGGAAAAGTTCATCGAGGCGGTCTCAAACGCAATTTCATCAGCTAAAGGTGTTGATAACGACATGAAGCTGGGCGGAATAAAAGCAAAACGAGACAAAGCGGTTTGCGCAACCTTAAGAAAAGATAAAAAAGTTAAAAACTGGATTGGTACTGTAAAAACTGTTTCTGCCAATAGTGATGGTTACGGCGTGTTGGCTTTGGAGATAGCACCAGACATTGAAGTTAAAACCTGGAATAACGCATTTTCCGATTCTCGTCATCATACTCTTATCAGCCCTGACTCTGAAATTTTCACGGTGGCCTCTGAATTAAAACCTGGTGATATAGTTTCATTTTCAGGGCGTTTTATCCCTAATTCAAAGGACTGCATCCTTGAATCAAGCATGACCCTCTATGGAAAAGTAACAGAACCAGAGTATATTTTTAAATTTAGTGGGCTAAAAGTCACTCAGTAATGAACTTTCAGCCCCACTACTATAAAGATGGTGGGGCTGTCGCACCTAAAACCGCATCAACCATTCCACCAGTTGTTCTTTACGGGCAACGATCCAGCCGCGTTGTTCCAGATAAAATTTGAACCGTTCCAGAGTGCATACCATCGCATCGGCGGGTACTTTTTCCGTGAAGTCGACCTGACCGTGTTTATCGAAGTGGATCAGTAATGCGCATCCATCATTTTCGATAGATGTGTTTTGTGCTGCAGCTGGTTGTTTTCGGCTGAAATAACAATCTTCCAGTTTTTCGAATACCTCCCATGCCTGATCGGTTTCCAGCATTTTTGCGTGGCGGGCTGCTCCGCGTTCTGTCCAGAGTATGAGCGAGCGGGTTTTGGGAGAGATGGGATTTTGTGAGTGACTTAAAGTCACCCGCAAATTCTTTAGTTCATCACCAATCACTTTGTAGAAGTGCTTACCTTCATAAAAACGATCTGCGTTACGCGAATAATTCTTTTTGATGTTATCTGAATCTGTACCGTAAAGCTGTGCCAGTAACTCGGTAGTGATAACGGGAATTTGGTTGTGTGTAATTGGGGAAAGAGTTTCGACAGAAATCTGAGTGGTCATAACGATAACTCCGTACATTTGGACATTATCGCCACCGTCAGGTGCTAATCATCGTGGTGGCGAACTGTGCGGGGTTAGCACTACCGGGTACGGAAACCGGCGAGCCTTTCGGCTCCCCCACACAGCCCGCCATTAATCGCGAATGTGACTGTGCAAACGATATGAAAAAAGACGCGGGCGCGTCTCATATCGCTCCGTAAACATCCGGGGTGCTAATCCCGACAACCGATTTTGCGGTTGCGTCGGAAATATAGCCCCGGACAATGTGTCTGGTCAAGCGCCTACATAATTCGTTCTACGTATCGGTCCATCTCCAGTCGGATATCAAGCATCATCAACATGCCATCAATAACCCCTTCCGCTTTCTGCAGGCGCTTGCCAATACAGGTATCCGAACACCCATGCTTTCGTGCCAGCCCCATAAAAGTCATTCCACCTACGTAATAATCCACCAACAAATCGTGCAAATCCTGATTTTTCTTGTTCAACCGGGCCATACAGCCACAAATTATCATTGCATCATCATCAGAACACTGAGGGCGTGATTTCACTTTCGGCGGGATTAATCCTTTAAAACCAGCAGCGATTGACGCCCATGACACATCTTCGTGATTGTTTGCAGCCCATGCTCCCCACCGCTCCATAACCTGCTGAATATCTCGCGCCATCGTTATCACCTGTAATTTCGTAAATCTTCACACCCAACCGACCACCAGGAACAGGCAGTCCGCGCACAATATTGATTTCATCAAACTGCTCGTCGTCGATAAGCAACCCCGCATGTGTCAGTGCATCCAGTGGTGCTTTCAGAATATTGTCCAAGTCACGACGGCGCTTATCCGGTGGCTCTGCAATAATCTTTATCGCCAGCCTTCCGGACAGGTTTAATTTCAGTCGCTGCTGGCGAACAATAAGCGCCACATCACGGCGATAACGCTCACCGGCTTTTGATACAAAATATGTGCTGCCACGACGTCGCCAGTAGGTGTTCACCGTCGGCGGGTAAGGCAAAACAAACTCTATACGCATCAGTAACCTCTTTTACCCGAGCACGCCGGTTGCAAAGGCGTGATCAAGAAAACGAAAAATTAAATCAACCTGGGAACCATGCTTTTCTTCGAACGCCAGCGGATCCGCATGAAGCTCGTTGTGATGCTCCCGACACAGCGGTAGCGTGAAAATATCGTGGGCTTTTGTCCCCATTCCGCCCTGACCATGACCAATCAGGTGATGGGGATCGTCGGCTGGCTTACCGCAACACGCACACGGCTGTGTCTTCACCCAGCGCGTGTATTTCTCATTTACCCAACGGCGACGTTTAGGCCGCTTCATGAAAGATTCCGGAGACTCAGGATCAACAGCAATGCTGACCACCGCCTTTTCCTGCGGTGAGTTCTGTTGCTGGTGGGCGTGAGGCGATAGCACAATATTTTTTGTGCGCTGCTTCAGTATGCTGGTGGCTGTCTGCTCTCCCGGCATGATGTCGCTTTCGCGGTACACCGAGCGGATTTTTTCCGCACGTAACCTCAGAGAACGACGTAATACTGTCTCCGGTAGCGCGTCCGCCACCTGATTGCAGACTGCCCACCAGGATAATTCAGCCAGCGATAATTCCCGCTCCTGTGTGCCATTCATTGCGTGACGGATGACGTCAATCATCCATGCTGACAGGTTTTGGTGAGCAAGTTGCCCGAGTGATTCGGAAGTCTGGTCACGCAGCTGGTTGTCGCAGTGCCAGCACAACACCATCGCGCCGGTACCATAACGATGTATGACGATTTCACTGTGATGATAGTCACCATGAGGCCACTGGCAGGATTTGACATGACGCAACAGCCAGTCAGACAGTGCACCAGCGCCGCCAGCAGCACGAATCACACGCTCATTGCTGAAAAATGGCAGTAATGATTTATCCTCCACCAGCGGCTGGCGGACGGCAGGGACGACTCCGGACGGCAGACCGCGCATGCTTTTCGGTTCAGGCTCCACCAGCACTCGAGGGTTATGAAATACCTGCATGGATTCACGACCAGGCTTAAGGACCACCAGCCCGAGTTCCGGTACCGGAACAGGTCGAAGTAATACCCGCACGTTACCTCCAGATCCGTTGCTGGAATGTGCGGGACGGGCGTGGTGGGCGTTCGGAATAAGGGAGCCTGACGTAGATTATCCAGTGACGATAATCGAGGCTGAGGGCTTTCTTAATCTCGTATCCGTGTCTGCGGTAGCACTGAATTAGCCATTCAGCTTGTTCTTCAGTGCAGGGGTCATGCTGGAACCAGTCAGATTTAAATGCATGAGAGCGCCGCCCATGCCTGCTGGCAAAGACGGCTGAATTATCAGAATTGTGTAGTCTGGAATTTTGCGCCATCGGCTTTCTCCGGTGGCACAGTGTTACTCAGCAGGGGTTCAGCCCTGCGCTAAATTGTAGTTGAATTCACACATCTTCAAAAGCAGAAAAACCAGCCTTAATCCCAGCTTCTTTCAGAGACGGCAACGATGTGACAAATTCATTTGCACGCAAAATAAAACCATCCGTCACAAGCCCATCCACCAAATGAATTAACGCAGTTCCACTCTTCCTTTGTTGAGACTGTAAACATTTAATACGGCAGTGGCTGACAATAGCGCCATTCTCAACGCGCACAGTATAGAGGCCATCTTCACTAAAAATTTCACGTAATTCTTCGATTTTCATCAACAGAATCCTTCCAGATAAATAGCACTCCCCCATTTGGGGTCCATCCCTCTTCTCCCTGCGCGCTACTTAAGTATTTTTGATTCTATTCCGGCACCATCCAGAACTTCAAACGCGTTGAAAATAAAAACAAAAACCCGCCGAAGCGGGTTAAGTGCGGGTGCGTTGAGGATGCCTGACACATCAGAGGTGGCGAGGGATTTCTCCCTCGCCTGGTCTCTTACTCCTCAGGTTCGTAAGCTGTGAAGACAGCGACCTCCGTCTGACCGGTTCGGATTCGTACCTCGCAGAGGTCTTTCCTCGTTACCAGTGCCGTCACTATGACGGTTAAACAGATGACGATCAGGGCGATTAACATCGCCTTTTGCTGCTTCATAGCCTGCTTCTCCTTGACCTTTCGGTCCGTAAGAGGCTAATCTCTATGTGTCGCATAGATATGGCCTCAGATTAATGTTAAGCGTCTTGCAGGACGCGTAATGTTAACTGGGGCTTTTCTCTATCTGCCTTTTGGTGTTCATGCCTGAGGCAGATAGCCTCAAGCACCCGCAGCAATTCTACAAAAACAAACTATTACTTTCTATCCCCTTTCACTTGTCTCATTTCTGACTATACTGCTCCTTCACACAACACAAAAGGTATAAAAATGACCGTTCATGGTATATCGGAAAACAGTACTGTTCACTTACGTGAAAAAAATGGAGAATGGCTTGTAGTGCAAATTATTAGAAACGACGACATTACATATCAACTCCGAAATATAGATACAGATGAAGAAGTAATCGTCACGCTTCAGGACATTATCTCCCCAAATAAATAATCAAATCTGCGGGGCGCACGATACCCCGTACTATTCCACTTATCACCCCCAGCGGCAAATCGAATGCACCACCAGCGCCACCGCCATTGCAATTCCTACCGTTGTGAATGCTTCAGGCCTGGTCATTGATTCACCTCCTGCGGTGGTTCCGGTAGCGGCATCCAGTGAGTTGCCTGCTCAATACCATTACCCGGTTTAATCGTTGCATCTCCTCGCCGGAATGTGCTTCCGGTATAGCGTGCGGAGCATATTAGCGGTTCAACCAGAGAGCTATCGAAATTCACCGAAATAAGTACGTTCTGGTTCTTTTCCGGCATTCGCTCACTACAGCTTATCCAACCATCCGGAATTACCGGCGCTGACGGCGCTGCGTAAAGCGGTGTTATTTCTGCCCGAAAGTCACCTATTTCATGCAGTCGCCCCCACCGTTCGACTTCTGCTTTGTCAGAATACAGAGCAGTGAACGTATTATATTCATTGTCAATTTGCGTGAAGGTTGCCTTCCACGCCACTGGCTCTGCTTCCAGCGATGCCAGTGCGATACGAAACACATTGGCAAGCAGGCTGTCTGAAGATTGGTTATCGTGCGCCGGGTCGCTCAGGAAACCAGTGATGAATGATTTAATCTCCGCGTTTTCTCTGGTAATAGTGGTCATATCAGCTTTCCTTATATGGGTTGATTTTGTTGTGCAGTGTGTTGAACGGCGCCCATACAACGTCGGTATACAATTCAATAACTGGCTCAATTATTTTCCCGATTGCCCAGACAAAAATTAGCGGGGATATCGGTATCAGCAACACGATAAACAGAATGAGAAACAAAAATTCTGTCGCTCTACTTTTTCGCGGATATTCTTTTCTGAATAATGTAGGCATATCACTCTCCTTTGATGCCAATGTTTACAGCCTGGCAAGCCTCTTTGAGCACCCAATCAACAGCGTCTTTCCATGCTCCGGTTTCAGCTGGCGGATTCTCACGCTTAACCTGCTCATAAAAGCGCACTGCTTTAACCAGTCCTTCAGGTGCTGCGAGCGCTGGCGGCACAGCGTAGAGTTGTATCCACTTTGGCGCTTTATCTCCAGCCGAATGCTGATACCAGCCGCCCGGCTTATACTCATAAAATTCACCAACAGGCTCCGCTTCCAGCGATGCCAGTGCAATTTTGAATAACTCACCCTCTACCCGTGCCATCTCTGAATTAGGGTGGCATTTCGCAATCGCTATTTTTAATTTAGCTTCTTCGATTAATTGCTCTTTTGTTAATTCAGTCATTTTTCATTACTGCCCTTTCAGGCGGCCTCCTGATGTTCTGAGGGTACAGAAATCCCTCCGGTTAAGGATTAAATTTTTAACAGTGCTAAATTTAATTATTCAGTTCTGGATTTTGTCGCTCTGCGTATCCGCGCTTTTGCGTTACGCTCAATCTGAATTAGCTTTTCTATATTTTTCCGCCTTTCCCGTTCCTCCTGACGCAATAGCCTTACATCATCTGCCAGTCTGGTTTCTCTTTTCGCCACAGAGAGCATCCAGTCAAACGGCTCCACAACTGCACCGCAGATTTTACAGCGGACCTGACGCTCTTTTTCATCAACCCGGACAGAAGCGTGATGGCAATATGGTCTTTCCGATGGCTCATAAAGAAAATTAACCTGATTACGTGGGTCATCTTCTTTTACCGGAAATAAAACAATATTACTTAACTCATCTTCTGGTTTTATTTCCACCTCACTCTCCTTTGATGCGAATGCCAGCAACACGTAGTGCGCGCTCTAAATCAGCCAGATAAATCCAGCTGCCATCTTCCTTAGGTATCATGACATGGCGCTCATCAGCATTTATCGGGTGTCCATATCGAAGTTCATAGCCAGCCGGTAGCTGGACTTCCCTTGCCTCCAGTTCTGCAATGCGCTTGTCTTTGGCTTCCAGTTCATCAAGAACCTTTTTTATGGCTGGTGAATGTGTCGTATAACTCGCAGCCGGACCGGCAAGCATTATCCTGAGCTGCGTTTTCGCTTTTTCCGTGTTCATTTGGTTCATTACCTTATTTAGTGGCTATATTCCCCAATAGAACGTTAGTATACGCTGCATAACTTCGCTTTCCCGGCACTCACGGCAAATCATGTTCTGACGCCTGTCGTAGCGGCGTATTTCTCCGTCTGGTAATGACCAGATAAGGTCCGGAGCAACCACAACCGGTTTCTTCGCCTTTGCCCTCGATAGTTTTTTGCGGGCGTTTTGCCAGTCCTTACGCGCCTGTTCAGACGGAAATAACCCGTAGCCAGAATTGTATACATCGCCACTGGCAACCAGCTCTCTGGCGAGAACACTCATCAGATATCTTGTCGCACCTGTTTTCGCTTCCAGTTGCCGTAACGTCTCGCGACCGCTCAGACGTACAAGTTCAACAATCTGCCCCTTAATTTTTTCCCGCTCTTCTTGTGTAAATACTTTTGCCATAAGCGCCTCCGGCAATCACTTTTCCGATGCAACACGGCGGGAAAAATCAGTAATCTGTCGAACAATATCCCGATGCTTGTTCAACTCCCGCAGCGCGGCGCAGACACGCTCCCACTTCTGGACATGATTTTTCGCCCGACGCAGTTCGCGGTTTGCCATATGCAGCGATGGTAAAATCAGGTCATCCGCTCGCGTTTCGGTGAACGATGGCAACGACTGCACAATGTCCGCCACAGTTTCTGTTTTAATATCTTCCTGTGTTGCAGCTTCCTGTACTGGTAACGCAACGCCGGCTGGCTGAGGAAAGGCTTTACCATCATTTTCCGTTACCGATGCGACTTTCGGCTTTACTGGTAAATTCTCGCCCGGCATGCAGTAGCGAAATTTACCGTTCTGGTTTACGCGTGCCAGCCGCCCCGTTGCGGTTACTACCGCCAGCGTGGAAGCAACCTTGCGAGTGCTGACACCGAACTTACCCGCCAGTTCCTCACTCGTTTTAGCACCCTCCTGACCGATAAACTCAATCATCATGTCAGCGGTAACTTTTCGTTCGACCTCCCTGGTTAGCACATCCGGTGCTTCAGATTGTGCTGGCTGCTCTTCGGCTACCCCGGATTCACCTTCGCCAGCCACACGCCAGGTGTATACGCTTTTATCAACGAAGCCAGCCTTTTTCAGTTCCCACAGCTCGTTCAGCACTTCTTCACGACTGATATCAAGTCGCGCAGCCAGCTCTACCGACGTGGCTTTTCCCATCGCTTTCAGTGCGTCAAAAACAGTCTCCATAAATTTCCTCCCGGTAAAAATTACTTCTCAAATCAGACAAACCCAGCCGCTTTCCGGCGTTCATATTCCTGTTTCAGCAACTCAATTGGCGTTGGTCCCGCAGGACGTTTGGGGGCCGCCAGTTGTCGCCGGACTGGCGGAACGCTCAGGCCGTTACTAACATGCTTTGCCCATTTCGTCAGCTGCCGTTCTGCAAGCCGTTTTAACTCCCCTTCGGTCATCTGCCGCTCAATCCCCTTTGAACGCATCTCGAGGCAAATGTGATACAGCACAGGCTGAGACCACGGGTATTTATCGCTCCCGTCGTATCGCCAGGACTCGTTGCGCCAGCGACGGTACTCCTCCATCACAGCATCCACCGTCAGACCGAATGGATTGGCTCCGCTTTCCGAAATCAGTGCCACAAACTCAGCTAGGTCCGGAGGCCATGTTTCACCCGCCCGGCAGCGGTCCATGCACTGGCGGCAGACCTGTCGGATTTGCTGCTCAGTCATCGCGCCAATCTGTGCAATCCAGAGCTTCGAAGGTGCGGCCCCATTCTTCTGGGTCCAGCGGTTCGAATAAACCTCCCCCATGAGCTCCCACAGCTTCCAGGCCGTTTCCGTCGCTGATAAATCCGTTTTCACGTTCCCACTGCTCACGTGCTGCCCGAATTTCTTGAACTGCCCGTGATGCGGTGCCACCTGGTGCTGCTGCATGGTTTACCCCCTTGCTGACTGGTTTAACCTGCGCCCTGACGTGATTTACGTGACGGGCGAATTTCTGCTCCCACTGAATCTGCGTAAACACTTTCCCCTCCGCTGTCCAGTAGTCCCGGAAGGCGGCAAGTTCAGCAGGTGTAAATTCTGTCTCCGGCAAAGCCATCCCCCACAACGCAGCCCGTCGTCGAAAATCCCGTGACGGATACCAGCTATCGGTCATCGGAAATTTTCCGATGGGTTCGCTCAGGCCATCCAGGAATACAGGGGGTGCTGCCTGTAACGACAAAACTTCCTGCTCACTGGTCGGAGCACTCTCGCGTGTGTTATGTGTGGGGTTTAGATCTTTGGGTTCCTTTGGGTTCCGTGATCCGTTTTTGGGTGTCTTTGATGGAAAAATTGGGTGTCTTTGGTTATTTTCCATGCAGAAAAGAGTTCCGTTTTTGGGTCTGTTTAGTGCTGAAACATAACCGTTTTCGGTACTGTTTTTATTAACAGCACCAATTTTACCCACCTTTAAAGACTCCCGTTTTTGGGTGTATTCAGGCTCGGCAACACTTTCTTCAACACCGATAAGTCGGTACACCACGATTTGCTTTGTTCGGCCTTTTCTCTCACCGGTATCAACAATTAACCCAATCTCCATCAGGTGTCGTAAGCTGTCCTGCACAGTCTTTTTGTTCAGTTCCGTTACTTCTGCCAGTGCAGATACAGACGGGTATGCACACAAATCGGCACCGCACATATCAGCAAGCCAGGTCAATACTGACTTACTGGATGAACTGCCGGTTTTCACCTTTTTAGCCCATCGTAGTGCATCGATACTCATACGAACCCCAGACAGATATTTGTTTATCTGCAAAGTAATGTTGGTATTGCTGACGATACGCATGCTTGAAAGCAATAGCTTTTTCTATAAGCTCGTCAGTCTCACGTTCCACAACAGCTGGATCCGCAAAAAGCAGCCCGGACTCCACCACATCGCCATATTCTTTGTTTAACCCGGCGATCATGTACGTAATGCTTTTTCCGTCAGTAATTTCACGATACAACCTGAAATCACTGATCCGGATAGCCTCCATAATTGCCGGAATCAGCGCCGTGAATTTTTCACGCTTATCCCTGGTGTCGATAGCTTTCCAGCGTTCGAATATCTTCACCCGGTTAACGCCCAGTGCCCGTTGATCAACCGCGCCATCATCAAACGTGACGCGTTGAACATCAATGTTCGGGCGTTCTTTCAGAGCCCAGAATGCTTCCGTGATTAATATCGTCGCCTGCTCCTGTGTCATTCCTGGTCGGCATACCCAGGCATCCAGAGCCTCACAAACCTGTTCAGGGGTGATTTTCATTGTTCAACCGCCCCGCCCGCTTTGCCTTACGATATTCGTCATAAACTTTGGGGTCGTACTGAAGCTCCCCGCCAGATGCCTCTTGCAGGCGCATCGCGCGACCTTCAGGAACCAGTTCTCCCCATTGAGAAACAGCAGATGGATCAACACCAGCAGCTTTCGCTACTTTGGCTTTCGTCCCATAAAAATTAATTACGTCTGATTTAAACATCACCCCTCCAAAGTTGAGTTTTCTCAATGGTAATCACTCAAGGAATCTCAAGTCAAGGGTTATTAAGATATCTAAATATGAACGAGAAAACTTTAGGTCAACGAATTAGAGAAAGACGCAAACAGGTTGGTTTAAGTCAAAACGATTTAAGCAAAGCTGCTGGCGTATCTGGCTCATCAATTTCACTATGGGAAAGCGACCATACAGCCCCGCGCGGGCAAAATTTGCATCGCCTGGCTGAGGTATTGCAATGTTCACCAACTTGGATACTGTTTGGTGACGAGGATAAAACACCAGATCCACCAGTTGCACTCAACAGCGCCTTAGACTTATCGGAAGATGAGTTGGAGATGTTGCGATTGTATCGCGCACTTCCAAAATCAGAGCAGCAAGCACAAATCAGCGAACTCCGTGCCCGCGTTGAGAATTTTAATCGCCTATTCACCGAGCTACTAGAAGCTCGCAAACGTAACAAACATCAATAACCCCCCCTTCACTAATTTTAAAGCCTTACATTTCAATGTATTGGCTTTATTTTGCATTAAATATTGAGTTTTCTCATCAAAAACACTTGACCAATTTTCATGAGAAAACTAAATTACCATCCATCAAGACACCGCACGGTGTTCTCAGCAAACAGTTCCGCTACCCCGGCGTTAAGGGGAAATGAGGTCAGCATGGATACTATCGATCTTGGCAACAACGAATCTCTGGTGTACGGCGTGTTTCCCAACCAGGACGGCACATTCACCGCGATGACGTATACCAAAAGCAAAACGTTTAAAACCGAATCTGGCGCGCATCGCTGGCTGGAAAGAAATTCAGGTGAGTGATATGGATTTCGACGCAATCATGGAAAAGGCTTACGAAGAATACTTCGAAGGCCTTGCCGAAGGCGAAGAAGCTCTCAGCTTCAGTGAGTTTAAACAGGCGCTTTCCAGTTCGGCAAAATCTAACGGCTGATAAGCGAAACAGCACCGCGAGGAATCAGTATGCAGAAACGAGAACCCGTCATCATCGCGCCAGACTATACCGATGATGAACTTTATGAGTGGATGCGCCAGAAAATTAATGCAGCGCAGGATCTGAAATGGGCCAATGAAGCCAGGACTAAGCAGGCTGAAAATCTGTCCGCTCTGGAAAAAGATATAACCAGGCTGGAAAAAGCAGCGGCATTAAGCATTGCCAGAATGATTACATACCCGCGTTAATAGCTAACCAACGAGGCTAATAATGGAATTTAAAGATTTACCTGCAGATTTGCAGGTTATAGCTGCAGACTGTCTTCGTCAAAAATTAGCAGACCTGGATTCAACACAAAAAGAGCCAGCAATCACACTGGCTCAGATCATTAAAGCAGCTTTTATTGAGCTTTATTTTCCTGCTCCAGGCGTTTCGCCTCAGCACGGTAATGGTCAAGCATGTGTGTAAAAAGTTCAGAAAGTTGTGTTTTTTCGTACAACTTACCCGCGCGAACAACTTCAAGCACGACTTGTTGTGCTGCTGAGGCAGGTCTCCGCAGGGGGTTAAATTGTTCTGACATTTTATCCTCCATTTGGGTTCTGGGTTAAAAATGGAGACCAACACGCTGCCACGTGTGGTCGTGCGCCGGACACGGGTGAGCATCCGGCACTGACAGTTTACTGAAAGGATATATCCCTGAAAAGTCAGGGCATAACACGAAAGCGTACGGCGAAGGCCTTCACCTATGAGGCTTGTCGTTAAATTTAATTCGACCGTACGCTTCCGGTTGTGGCAATCCGCGAAATGGCGCGGCGGTAAGTATGGCAGGGGTACTATTCTCCCTCCCCTGTGGAGCACCGGGTTGTCTGGTTGACCATACGCTTGAGTGACAACCCCGCTGCAACAACCCATGTTGATTACCTTTTGGCGGCATCAGTTTTCATTGCTGGCTGATGTCCGCCCTTTTTAAAGTGAATTTTGTGATGCGGTGAATGCGGCTCAGCGCACGCGGAACAGTTAAAAAGGCCAGTTGACTTCCGTATTGGTTCTTATGGGTGGGTTCTCTGTATCCGGCGTTAATTGTTAACTGGTTAACGTCACCTGGAGGCACCAGGCACCGCATCACAAAATTCATTGTTGAGGACGCGATAATGGAAACGTTATTACCAAACGTTAATACGTCTGAAGGTTGCTTTGAAATTGGTGTCAAAATCAGTAACCCTGTATTTACTGAAGATGCCATTAATAAGAGAAAACACGAACGGGAGCTATTAAATCAAATATGCATTGTTTCAATGCTGGCCCGTTTACGTCTGATGCAAAAAGGATACTGGCAATGAATACATCATTTGCACTCGTTCTGACGGTTTTTCTTAATACGGGCGAGCCGCTTGACCTTATTATTGACATACGTGATTCAATGGAAGAATGCATGGCTGCCGCAGCGGAACAGAAAATTCCCGGCAACTGTTATCCGGTTGATAAAGTTATTCACATGGACAATAACGAAATCCCGGCGGGACTTAAAACAGCACCGTAATTAATATCCGGTTTCATTTTTATATGCCAGCAATGGCAGGGATTTGTTCACCCTTAAATCTGTAATGAGGTTAAAACAAAATGAGTAAAGTCTTTATTTGCGCCGCCATTCCGGACGAACAGGCAATAAAGGAAGAAGGTGCAGTCGCTGTAGCTACTGCCATTGAAGCCGGCGACGAACGCCGCGCCCGAGCCAAATTTACCTGGCAATTCCTGGAGCAATATCCGGCTGCTCAGGACTGCGCTTATAAATTTCTTGTTTGCGAGGATAAACCCGGCATGCCCCGCCCTGCCATCGACTCCTGGGATACCGAATATATGCTGGAAAACCGCTGGGATGAGGAATCCGCTTCCTTTGTTCCGGTCGAACCAGAATCCGATCCGATGAACGTCAATTTTGACAAGCTGTCCCTTGAAGTACAGAACGCGGTCCTGGTTAAGTTCGGTACATGTGAAAACATCACCGTTGATATGGTGATTAGTGCACAGGAATTGTTGCAGGAGGACATGGCAACATTCGACGGGCATATCGTTGAGGCACTGATGAAAATGCCTGAAGTTAACGTCATGTATTCAGAACTAAAGCTGTTCGCCATCGGGTGGGTTAAACATAAATGTAAGCCGGGCGCAAAATGGCCTGAGATCCAGACAGAATTACGCACCTGGAAAAAACGTCGCGAAGCCGAACGCAAAGAAACCGGGAAATACACGTCTGTTGTTGATCTTGCCCGCGCCAGAGTCAACCGGCAGCACACTGAAAACTCAGCAGGAAAAATCAACCCCGCCACTGCCGCCATTCGTCGCGAATACAAGCAGACATGGAAAACGCTGGATGAAGAACTGGCCTACGCTCTGTGGCCTGGCGATATTAATGCCGGAAACATTGACGGCAGCATCCATCGCTGGGCAAAAAATGAAGTTATCGACAAAGATCGCGAAGACTGGAAGCGTATTTCCGCATCAATGCGCAAACAACCTGATGCCGTTCGCTACGACCGTCAGACTATTTTTGGCCTTGTCCGTGAGCGTCCGATCGACATTCACAAAGATCCCGTGGCGCTGAACAAATACATCACTGAATACCTGGCGACAAAGGGCGTGTTTGAGGATGAAGAAACAGACCAGAACACTGCTGATATTCTCCAGCCGTCAGCAGCACAAACTGATGCAGTGGAAACTGAAGTATCTGATACCAAAAAAAATGAAAGCGCGCTGGAAACTGAACCATCTGTAGAGCGTGAGGGGCCGTTCTACTTCCTCTTCACCGATAAGGATGGCGAAAAATATGGTCGTGCAAACAAACTTTCTGGTCTGAATAAGGCGCTGGCTGCAGGGGCTACTGAAATCACGAAAGAAGAATATTTTGCCCGTAAAAACGGCACGTACTCAGGTTCACAACAAAATACTGGTGCCTCTGACACGACCGCACAACCAGAGCCGGTAAAAGTTACCGCTGACGAAGTAAACAAAATTATGCAGGCAGCCAATATCAGCCAGCCTGACGCCGATAAGTTGCTTGCTGCCTCTCGCGGAGAATTTGTTGCAGGGATTAGCGACCCGAATGATCCGAAATGGGTGAAGGGGATTGAAACCCGCGATTCTGTGTACCAGAACCAGCAAGAAACGGAACAGAACGACCAGAAAGCGGAACAAAACAGCCAAAATGCGTTACAAAACGAGCCAGAAACGAAACAACCTGAGCCAGTAGCGCAACAGGAATCGGAAAAAGTCTGCACCGCCTGCGGTCAGAGCGGTGGCGGCAACTGCCCTGATTGTGGCGCGGTGATGGGCGACGCAACATACCAGGAAACATTCGATGAAGAGAATCAGGTTGAAGTTCAGGAAAATGATCCGGAGGAAATGGAAGGCGCTGAACATCCACACAAGGAGAATGCTGGCAGCGCTCAGGACCACGCCAGCGATAATGAAACTGGCGGGACGGCAGATCCCTTAATTGCGGTGAACGGTCATCACGTTATCACATCCACCAGCAGAGTGTGGTACCACCTGATGATCGACCTTGAAACAATGGGAACCAACACCAATGCGCCCATCGTGGTTATTGGTGCGGTTTTCTTCGACCCACAAACAGGGGAAATCGGGCCAGTATTTTATATCGTTATCAGTCTGACTGACGCAATGAATACAGGGGCTGTTCCTGACGGTGGAACCATCGAATGGTGGCTGAAGCAGTCCAGTGAAGCCAGAGCTGCCATTTTAACAGACCAGGTAAAACTGAAGGATGCCCTTTCGCGGTTTCGGGAGTTCATCAACGAATACTCAGATGAAAAATTCGTTCAGGTATGGGGTAATGGTGCAACTTTCGATAACGCAATTTTGCGCACCTCATACGAACGTCTGGACATCCCCTGCCCGTGGCGCTACTACAACGATCGCGATGTACGCACAATCGTTGAGCTGGGAAAAACAATCGACTTTGATGCCAGAACAGTTATTCCATTTGAAGGCGTGCGCCACAATGCGCTGGATGATGCCCGTCACCAGGCAAAATACGTTACAGCCACGATACAAAAACTGATCCCGAATCCGGTTGATTTTTAATGTTCACCCCTGATCGCCGTCTCCGAATTATATTGGCGGCGGTCATGCTGTAAGGCACGTGACCACATGTACGAATTAACTCTATCGCCAGCAGAGATTCAAGAGATCACGAAATACGAGCGATACACAAAACAGCAACACCAGTTAAGGCTGCACGGTATCCCATTTGTAATCGGTCCTAAAAACGAACCAATAGTTCTTCGCAGGGATATTCCACACGGACTGACTACGATGCCAAAAGCACCTGAACTGGTTTCCGCTGAACCCGATTTTGAGGCGCTGAACAATGGGAAGACCAAGAAAAAACAAAAAAGATAATGCACTACCACCGCGTGTTAGATCGAATGGTTACAGTTACGTATGGAAACCCGAAGGAAGCACAAGAACTATAGGGCTCGGAAGAGTGCGGGAAACCAGCGTAGCTAAAGTCTGGCAAAATTATGAGCTGGAAAAAGCAAAACTCCACAACATAATGACAGTAGCTAAATTATGGCACATGTTTATGGACTCCCCTGCATTTACAGAACTGGCCCCCCGAACCCAAAAAGATTATCGGCAACATCAAAGGGCATTGTTGGCAGTATTCGGAAAAGTGCTTGCTGATAATGTAAAAATTGAACAGGTAAGAATTTTCATGGATAAGCGAGGACTTGAGAGCAAGACCCAGGCAAACCATGAACTGGCAAGTCTGAGCCGTGTATACGGATGGGGATATGAGCGTGGGTATGTGAAAAATAATCCATGCAAAGGAGTCAGAAAATTCACACTTAAAGCCCGTACTGTTTACATCACCGATGAACAGTATGCAGCAATATATGCGGAAGCAATTCCACAGTTACGTATTGCAATGGAGATATCCTATCTTTGTGCGGCAAGGCTCGGTGATGTACTCGAGCTGAAATGGCAGGATATTATGGATAAAGGGATTTACATTGAGCAAAACAAGACCGGCACTAAACAAATCAAGGAATGGTCTCCGCGATTACGTACGGCGATCCAGTTAGCCCGAAATGTATCTTCCGGCACATGCGAGTATGTGATCAACACAACCAAAGGCGGGAAGGTAATAGCCAAGACGCTGAACAACTGGTGGAATCAGGCTAAACGTGCAGCCGAGCAAAAAGCCGGCGTTCCGTTTGGGTGCAACTTCCATGACATAAAAGCCAAAGGGATTTCAGATTACGAAGGCAGCAGTCGCGACAAACAAATTTTCAGTGGACACAAAACAGAAAATCAGGTGTTGATTTACGATCGTAAAACCAAAATCACGCCAACACTGGATTTGCCGCTTGTGGTCAGTAAGTAG